CGGCTGATTATCGACAGAAAGCAGAACCTGTCAGAGCTGTGCAATAACGTCTGCAACGATCATGACCGGTTCCGAAAGGAGCTAGTCCTTGCACAGAAAAATGAGATCCAGCTGGTGATCCTGGTGGAGCACGGGAAGGGGATTACCTGCCTGCAGGACGTGGCGTGGTGGGATAATCCCCGCAGATGGAAAAGACAGCGAAATCGGGTCACTGGAAAGTGGGAGGATGTCGAAACAAAGGCTATGACAGGCGATGTATTGTATAAAATTCTCTGTACTCAGGAACAGAAGTATGGTTGCCGATTCCTTTTCTGTGATAAGGACGAGACGGGAAAAGAGATTATTCGGATTTTGATGGATGGACTATGAACAGTGAAGAAATTAAGAAAACTTATAGCATGCGAGATATTTTAGGGCGGTATGGGATGCAACCGAACAGAGCTGGCTTCATCTGCTGCCCGTTCCATAAAGAGAAAACCGCATCCATGAAGATCTACCAGGACAGCTATTACTGCTTCGGATGCGGGGCTCATGGGGATATTTTTGACTTTGTAAGCCAAATGGAAGATATCACATTCCGGGAAGCATTTTTCAATCTGGGCGGAACATACGAGCAGAAAAAAGAGACGTTCGGAGAACGAATGTCGCGGTATCACGCCCGGAAAGAGTGGGAGATGCAGCAAAGGCAGAAAGAGAATCTGGAAGAGCGGCGGAAAGTCAATAGCGAGCTGATCGACATATATCGAGACTGTCTGATACTTACAGTGCCGCTTTCTGATCTCTGGACGGAAAGCTATAACAAGCTGCAGTATCAACTGTATTTACACGAAGTTTTAAATGAACCGAGGTGATAAGGAGCGATATGAAACCTTTAAACAGTTACGATAAAAAAGGAATCCTGGCAGAGGAAGTCTTTGTGGAAATCTTTGAGCAGGAGGATGCTATAAGACGGGCACAGATGCTCCTTTCCTTTCAGGATCGTGCAAAGGAGCTCGGAGTAAAAGGGCAGTTTGACACAATGGTGAAAGCATTCGAAAAAGCTGAGAAGGAAACTCAGCAGAAACAGCGGCAGAGTCAGACACTCATTGAAAACTGGACGAATTTTACTGGGAAGTACGACTCTATGAAGTGCGGATCCTGGCTTGCCGCAGACAATGGTATACGGACATTCAATAAGGATTATTCCAACGAGGTGATCGTCTGTTACCATCCAATCATGCCGATCGGAAGGATGCGGAACCTGGAGACAGGGGAAGAACAGATCCGGCTGGCGTATAAACGTAATCACCGCTGGACAGAGATTGCCGTCCCAAAAGATATTATATCTTCGGCAAGCAAGATTGTCTCGTTGTCCAAGCTCGGTGTAGCAGTCACATCCGAAAATGCAAAATTGTTGGTGAAATATCTGTCGGACGTAGAAAATATGAACGATGACGAGATCCCAATTCAAAGATCGAGCGCAAAACTAGGCTGGATCGGAGATGGTTTTCTGCCGTATGATACGGAGATTATTTTTGATGGGGATATGGCATTCGGACAAGTATACGAGAGTATCCGAGAGCATGGAAGCTGGCAGGAGTGGCTGGAGCATGTGAAGGCATTACGCAGGACAGGGCGGTTGGAGATCAAATTTTCTCTAGCAGCATCCTTTGCAAGTATTCTAGTCAACCGTTTAGGTGCTCTTCCGTTTATTGTTGATCTTTGGGGCGAGACGGAAGGGGGAAAATCTGTCTCCATGATGCTTGCGGCTTCGATTTGGGCGAATCCGGACAATAACCAGTACATAGGCGATTTCAAGACAACGGACACACAGTTGGAGATTCGCGCGGACTTACTGAACCATCTTCCTTTGATGCTGGATGATACCAGCAAGACTAGCAGTCGGATCAGAGATAATTTCGAGGGCGTCGTGTATGATTTGTGTTCTGGGAAGGGCAAGAGTCGATCCAATAAAGAACTTGGAATCCGCCGGGAGAATCGATGGAAGAATACGATCCTTACAAACGGGGAGCGCCCATTGACGTCCTATGTGTCGCAGGGTGGCGCGATTAACCGTATTCTTGAGATTGAATGTGGTGAAAAGGTATATCAGGACCCACAATATACAGCGGAGCTGCTCAAAAAGAACTATGGATTTGCCGGGAAACGGTTTGTGCAGGTCATAAAGAAGATGGGCGCGGAAGAACTCAGGGAGATACAGCAAAAGCTTCAAAAGGAGCTATTCAGCGTTGATAAAATGCAGAAACAGAGCATAGCCATGTCGGTCCTGTTGCTGGCTGATCGGATAGCAACGGATCATATCTTTTATGATGGAGAATATATCAGTGTACAGGAAGCTGAAAGCGTCCTTGTGGATAAGAGTGAGGTGTCAGAGCATGAGCGTTGTTACCACTATCTGCTTGACAAGATTAACATGAACCGGCAGCGTTTTGATGCCGCGGCAACGACGGAGCAATGGGGGATTATTAGCGAAGGATATGCAATCATGTACCCTCAGGCTGTGAAGGAGCTGTGCCGGCAGGGAGATTATTCCTACAAGGCATTCCTCAACTGGGCGGATAAGCAGGGAATTATCCAGACAGACGGCAAGAACCAGACAAAGCTGAAGAAGATCGACGGCAAGCCGGTTCGCTGCGTATTCTTGCAGCTGAACGAATTCCAAGACAAGGACGGATTCGAGCCGACGGATGTATCGCAGGAAGAGCTCCCGTTTAAATAACGGTAACAAAGTAACAGGGGTAACATTCGAAAACGCCTATATATATCTGAAATATATGTATATATATCGTTCCGCACCCTATAAGGGAAAAGAGGTGTTACTAATGTTACCGCTCGGAAAAGTGCTGATAAACCTAGTAAATACGCGGGTTTGCGTGGTAACAAATGCATTTGTTACTTTTTGAAATATCGTGTTACAAAACAATGTTCTTGTTACTTTTGGAGGTATTTATGGATAAAAAAGTGAAAGACCTGCATGAGAAGATCACAGATGTGTATAACACCATGTGGGTAGCGTATAAAAAATATCTTGAAGATGGGTATGTGCGATATATCAATGATGCCGCCTCTGATTTAGAAAAGAAATATCAAGACGATCCAGTGATCATGCAGTTTATTTGGTACCAAAAAGCATCATGGTCAGGACCAGTAGAGCAGATTAAGGAGTGGTCGTGATGAAAAAAAAGAAAGAGGATGCAAAGCAGGTAAAGGCAGACGATGCAAAGATCTGCTACCTGTGCGGTGAGCTGATTGTCGGAGATTATGAATATGTTCGTACAAAACGTCGGACAGAGATGTATTTCCACAAAGGCATGAAATGCAGAAAGGGAAAATGATGGACGAGACAAGAGAAACTAAAAGAAATGTAATCCGGAGTATCCGGAAAGGCTCTGTTCAGTGGAGCGAAGAAGACCGGCTTAAAGTTGCAACATTGCTTTTAAAGGCTGGGTATGCGGTAAAACTGAACAGACAGCCGATTCCAGGAAAAGCATCCGGAAAGACGCAGCAGATGGAATATGTGATTGAATACTGGGAGGAATAGGCGTGATAAAGAAGAAAGGCATGAACCCAGCGTTGGCACGAATGACGCAGATCCAGAAGGACAACATGCTGATCAGCTTAGGAAGATTTATTTTCCGATCGCAGAGTCCTGGAAGCTAATTCGGGAGTTCTGCGATGCGACAGGGACGCCCGTTGAGTGCTTCAAAGTGCACGAGCGGGCGCAGGATATATATGAGAGATCAGATAAGACGCAGTTCGCCACAGAGATTGTGTCAGCTACGGTGAATCTTATAGACCGTCTCATGAGAGAGAATGGAGGTACAGCAAAAGAATGGAGAAAGTAACGATTGATTATAATCGTCTCTGCCTAGAGTTGGAAAAACAGGGTAAGACAAAAGCAGATTTATCTAGGGACATGACGAAGAACAAGAACTTCGTCGGCTTGATGGAAAAGAATCCGGATCAGCCAGCGGAGGTAGAACGGCTTATGTGTCTGCTGCTCGGATTGGAACAGGGGAGTCTGATCAAGCAGGAGGAAGCAACTGGATCACAGGGAGAAATCAAGATACTGGAAAACCTGCACAAAGAAATGCGAGAAATCCATCAGGCTATTATAGAGTACGGGGAGCTTATCGAGAAAATTTGGAGTAAAGTTCATGCAAATACCCTTCAGCTTGAGAAAGTAAAGGAAGATGTTAAGGAATGTGCACAGGTGCTAAAGATGACCGATTACGACAAAGCAGTTCGTTTTTTGAAAGAGACATTGGCAGGCGGTCGGATCGATGGCGCGGAAGTATTGAGGATGGCAGATGCTACAGGGATCAAGAGAGCGGATCTCAATAAAGCAAAGAGAGATATCGGTGTAGACACAGCACAGACAGGATACGGTAAAAATCAAAAGATATGGTGGTTTTTATCTGAGTAAAAAAAAGAAAGGAGTCAGCCTCCGGCCGGGGCAATGGTATACCGGGCTTCTTGCGAGAGATGAAGAGAGATTTGATAATAGACTGCTTTGCCGGTGGAGGTGGGGCAAGCGTAGGAATTGAGATGGCGCTGGGGCGATCGGTCGATATTGCAATCAATCACGATCCGGATGCAATTCTGATGCATAAAACGAACCATCCGAATACATTACATCTGACAGAAGATATTTTTAGGGTGGATCTGAAAAAATATGTGAAAGGCCGGCATGTGGCTCTTATGTGGGCATCGCCGGACTGTACGAGCCATAGCAAGGCGAAAGGGGGGAAACCCCGTGAGAGAGGTCTAAGGATCCTTCCGTGGGCCGTGTATAAGCATACGAAGGCTATCCTACCGGATATAATCCTGATGGAAAACGTGGAAGAGATTCAACAGTGGGGCCCGCTTGACGCAGACGGACATCCGATCAAGGAGCGCCGCGGAGAGGATTATCAGAAGTTCATAACAGCCATGAAGTCTCTCGGATATGTATTTGACTGCCGGGAGCTTGTGGCAGCAGACTATGGAGCGCCTACAACACGGAAACGTTGGTACGCAATATTCCGGCGGGATGGTCGGGAGATTGTCTGGCCGGCACCGACACATTTCAAGGATAGAGAACCACACTGGAAGGCATGCGGAGATTACATAGACTGGTCTGATTTGGGACGGTCTATATTTGATAGACCGAAGCCACTGGCAGATGCGACTATGAAGCGAATTGCAAACGGAATTCGAAAATATATCGTTGAAAATCCTGCACCATATATTGTAAAGGATGGGGGAAAACTGTTTGTTTCATATTTGGACAAGGCATATGGCGGAAATTATGCAGGCTGTGGGAGCGACTTGAGTAATCCGTGTAGTACTATAACAACTGTGGATCATAACCGACTTGTAACTGCATTTTTGATCCAATACCACGGAGAGACAAAGGCAGGAGAGTCCCGTGGGCAACTTCTGACGGAGCCAATAAAGACCATAGATACCAGCAATCGGTACGGACTCGTAACCGCATTTATTACAAAGTTCTATAAAAGCGGGATCGGACAGGAATGCGATGAACCGTTACACACCATTACAACATCGCCGGGGCATTTCGGACTGGTGAATGTAGTGTTGGATATTGAGGAAGAAAAGTATATCCTGAATGACATCTTCCTCAGGACGTTAAAACCGGAAGAACTGAAACTGATGCAGGGATTTCCGAAGGATTACATCATTGACCGAGATTACAGGTGGAAATCATATCCGATTACAAAACAGGTGGCACGGATTGGGAACAGTGTTGTGCCGATTATGGCACAGAAACTGGTAGAAGCAAACTGCCAGTATCTGAAGGTTGGAGAACGGTTGCCGAACTTCCGAACAGAGGAAGAAAGAAGTGGGCAGATTAGGTTTGCTTAAGTTATTCACGAGTTGAGTGAAAGGAGAGCGGAGATGAAAAATGAAACAAAAAGCATAGTAACGATCATTGAAGAGGTTTGTGAGGACGTTTGCGAAAACTACTGTGAGTACAGAAATACGATAGACGACTACGGTGAGTGTGATGTGCAACGAGAGAGCGGCGAATGTCCGTTAGATCGGTTGAATTAAGTTGATTTTAATGGAGAGGTAAAAATGGAAAGCGATGCGGGAAAAGACGAATCACGGAAACGAATGTACAGAAAGTGTTACGACGTAGAGAAACTGAAAAAATACGTGAATGAAGGAAAGTCGAACGTAGAAATAGCATATTTGTTAGACATATCAGTAGCAACGGTTATAGCTGGAGTGAAAGCGTATGGATTAAAAGGGATGCGGAAACGTGGCAGACCGAAAAAGGAGCTGATACATTGAGCAATACAAACGAACCTAGCGCTGCCGCGCTGATCCGGGCGCAGGGGCAGCAGATCCGGCGGGAGACAGCGTGGGAATATTTACAGAGACGATGTGGATTAAGGGGTGATGCGGATGGACAAGAGCATATTGAGCGAGTATGCAGATATGAAAGAGGAGATTAAGGATTTACGGCGGCGCATTGTTGAGGATCAGAAAAAGATTGACCAGTTGAAACAAACGGTTGTTTCGGATTCTGTGTCTTGCGGGAAGAAAGGAAAGAAGCCTATTCGCACGGTGAAAATCAAAGGCTTTCCAAGGATGGAAATTAATCACCGGATTGCGTTGATGGAAAAGAGGAAAGCAAAACTTCAGATGTTAGAGACTGATCTGATAGAGAAACAGATGCAGGTGGAAGAATACATACAGAGCATTGAAAAGAGCGAACTGCGAACTATGTTCCGGTTGTATTATATCGACAGTCTGACATGGTATCAGGTGGCGCTGAAGATGAACCAAATGTTCCCAAAGCGACGGATCAAGTACACGGAGGACAACTGCAAGCAGAGGCATAAAAGATATCTTGAAAAAGTTGCTTAAATGTCACGCAATGTCACGCGCCTATGTGCTAATATGATATAAAGCCGAAAGGTAACTGAACGGCTTATCCCACACAAACCAAAACAGAGGACGTTCTGCACAATATGCAGGGCGTTTTCTTATGCAATTTTCCGTATTGCAAGCAACGAACAAATGTTCTATTATAATTCTACCACCACACAGAACAGAAGAATTATAAAACGTTGATAATTGTCAGATTTTGGTATATTATTGAGACAAAATGTGGTGTACTTCGGGATGGTTTGCGTGGGAGGAGATTTAATATGGCATCTATGACAACCGAATTCTATAAAGTTGTGCTTATGGCACGGGCAAAGAATGAAGAACTTGATTATAAAATTATTAAAAATATTATCGCTGAGATAATTAAAGAGCATGCGGTTGCTAATGATGGTTATTTATCTATTGATTTATCACCAGGTATTTTACCAACAAGTATTGAGCCTAAAGAAGTTATGGACATTTTTGATGATGATAAATATCTTTTAGGGCGCATAGCACGAAAGAAAGCAAATAATACAGTAATTAAAAGAGATTATAGCACTCTAAAAGCTGATAATATCTTTGAAGAGTATGAGGTTGCCGATAAAGGAATAGAGGTATATACTTTTTTCATTTTTGACTATGAAAAGGGTATATTGTCAGTTGTCAATACAAAAGGAGCGCCTAATTTTAAAGCACTAGACGCATTGTGCCAATATTATCATACCGAATATGAATTTAATTTTGAAAGTATACCAAATGAGGATGGAATATCTGTTTTGTATGGAGCAGCTGTCCCAGAGATATCAAAATTTGAATTTGAAATACCAGCACCTAATGCAGAGTTTTTACAAGCTGTATTAGGATTGGACGAAGATATTATAGGGGAGATGATACAGAATAATGTTTATTCGTCAGTGATAACGTTGAAGGCAATGCCATATCACAAATTGTTGAGCAAAAAGGAAAAGGTAAAAGCTGTATTAGACATACTGATTAATAAAAAAAGAAATTATTCTAAAGCCATTATACGTGGGAAATCGGAGAGTTTTGGAAGTAGAAATTTTGACTTACACGCAAAATATTTTACATACCCTATAGAGGTAAAGAAGTCTCGTACGATTCAAGGGAAAGAGGTGGAATATTCTTTGCAGGAGTTAGTGGACCAATTTAGGCATGGACTACATATGGCGTATGAGTCCAATTTTGACATCATTAATGCCATAGCAAATAGATAGGGAGATGTGGCGAGTGAAATTTGTATATAAACAGAATTATATTACAAAGTTCGTGATTTTATTTATGTTTGTTGTTGCTTTATGTATACTTTCAAGAGTGTTTGGTTATAAGATCATAAATATGTCAGTTAGAAATTCTGTAGATTATCATACAGATATTTTGACTGTAAATTCTATATTTTGTGGGTTTGCACTTACAAATTTGGGGATACTTTTAACTATCAGTGATGATCAGTTGATAAAGAAGCTAGAAGGAACAGACATCCTGCAAAAAAGAAACAGTGTTATCGGGCATTCTATAATATTTGGCGCTGTATCAATCTTTATTTCAATGTTTTGGGTTCTCAAGATTAATTTTAATTTTTTGAGAGTAATATTGGACGAAAAATTAATTGATTTACTTACTGAGTTTTTCTTTTATATTGAGATTTTTTCGTTATTAATTAGTATCTTATACTTTATCATTTCGATAAAAAAGATGATAGAGCTATTGTCTCTTCTGCACGTTCCGCGAAAAAAATATTCAGATAAACAGATAGAAGAGATGAGAAAGAAAATTTTAAAAAAGTAATGCAAGAGAGCGCCTTACCAGTCGGCAGGGTGCTTTTCTAATACATAATTCCATTTCCTGTGCACATACTATCCCCGAGGTGATGGTATGAACAAAAAGCAGCAGGAGCAGGAAAACAGACAGAAGAACTTGAATAAGTTCAACAGCATAACAGAAAAGGTAAAACCGGAGAATCAGAACCAGACGCACAATGTCCGATCTGAAGCGGTAGAGCCGAAGAACAGACAGGTATAAGGCATCCGAAAGGGTGTCTTTTCTAATGCAATAAAATAGTGGATTGGAAGGTGGTGAGCCCGGATGACAAAAAAGCAGAAAAGATTTGTAGAAGAATATTTGATTGACCTGAATGCCACTCAGGCAGCCATTCGGGCGGGGTATTCTCCGGCCACGGCAAAAGAGATCGGATGTGAAAACTTAACAAAACCTAACATTTCAGAAGCAATCGCGAAAGCAATGGCGGAACGTTCACGAAGGACAGGGGTTAATCAAGATCGCGTACTTCAGGAGTTGGCCAAAATTGCATTTGCAAAGATCACGGACGCAGTGGATCCGAAAACAGCAACCGTGAGGGAAGATGCCTCCGAAGATGATTTGGCTTGTATTCAGTCGATTAAAATAAAACCGAATGAGTTCGGAACAGAAAGAGAAATCAAAATGTATGACAAAAGGTCTGCGTTAGTGGATCTTGGAAAACATCTTGGATTATTTAATTCCGATAAGGAGCAGGAAAAGCCGATTCAGATCACTTTTGTGAAGGCGAGTGAGAAGCAAGATGGCGGATAATATTGATTTTGCATTAAATGATCATTTCTATGATTTTGTGGATGACTGGAACTATAAATTTTATTTTCTGGTCGGTGGGTATGGAAGTTCTAAGAGTTATCATGTGGCCGTAAAACTGATTAAAAAATTGCTTGAAGAGAAACGAAAAGCTTTGGTTGTCCGAGAGGTCTTTGATACGATCAGAGACTCTTGTTATGACCTTTTGCAAGAAGTTGCTGAAGCTATGGGTGTTGATGGCTATTTGACGTTTACATCATCGCCGATGCAGGTCAAGTTTAGCAATGGCAGCAGGATTATTTTTAAAGGGATGGATAAACCGGCAAAATTAAAATCCCTGAACGGTGTATCCATCGTATGGATTGAGGAGTGTTCAGAAGTAAAATACGCAGGATTTAAGGAGATACTCGGACGTTTGAGACATCCGACTCTAAGCAATCATATCATTCTATCAACAAACCCGGTCAGTAAAGGAAACTGGTGTTATAAATATTTCTTTCAGGACAAAAAGAAGAAAGTATTTGTTTTGGATGATGAGAAACTATATAAAGAGCGAACCGTAGTTGTCGGGAACACGTACTACCATCATAGTACTGTTGACGACAATTTTTTTGTGCCTAAAGAGTATGTGGAGCAGTTGGATGACTTGCAGACACATGACCCGGATCTGTACCGTGTGGCAAGGCAAGGGCGGTTCGGAGTAAATGGCACGTTGGTATTCCCGCAATTTGTTGTAGAGTCGGCTGAACAGGTGTCAGAAGAAATACGATCCATTAAGGATCCACTGGAAAAGAATGGTATGGACTTCGGCTTTGTTACATCATACAATGCTGCGCTTCGGATGGTCGTTGATCACGACGAAAAGATTTTATATATTTACCGAGAGTATTATAGTCGGAATAAAACAGATCCGGAGATAGCGGAAGATATGAAAGACTGGAAGGATATTGTAATTAAAGCAGATTGCGCTGAACCAAAGGCAATAAGGTATTACAAACAGTCAGGCTTCCGAATGAAAGCGTGTAAGAAGTTCAAGGGCAGCAGGGCGATGTATACGAAGAAAGTAAAGCGATTTAAAAAGATTGTATGCTCCGATGCCTGTCCGAATACGATCGATGAGCTTCAGGACTTGACCTTTGCGGTAGATAAAGATGACGAGATCATCGAAGATGAATTTAATATCGATCCGCATACATTATCGGCAATATGGTACGCTCTGGACGATTACGAGGTTTCGGACTTAAAAGGCGGCGGATTAAGAACACTTGGAACGAGGTGACAAGGTGAAAATAAAAGAATTATGGAACAAAATCAGAAAGGGCGTGAAAGCGGGAATGGCAGCGGCAACAGAGAGCAACGTACTTACGGACAACAGAGTTGTAAGTATGATAGAAAAATTTAAAGCTTCGGGAAAATATGAGTTGATGCAAGAGGGGGAACGGTACTATCAGGCGGATAACGATATTAAGAACCGAAAAATTACAAGGAAAGTAGACGGGCATAAAGAGGAAGAGACATGGAGAGCGAACAATAAACTTGCCCATGCGAAGTATAAAATTCAGGTAGATGAGAAAATTGCATACTTGCTTACAAAGCCGGTTACATATAAAACAGACGGAACAGATAAAAACGACACTTATGTCGAAAAGGTCAAAGATGTGCTTGGGAAACACTTTCAGTATCAACTTACACAACTCGGATATGAGGCGTCAAACAAAGGGATTGGATGGCTGCATGTATATCTTGATCCGGAAGGGGAGTTTAAAACAATCGTGATCCCGGCGGGGCAGTGCATCCCGTACTGGTCGGACAGAAGCCATACAGAACTGGATGCCATGATCCGAGTATACAATACGACGGTATGGCAGTATAACCAAGAGAAAGAGATTACGAATGTAGAAATTTGGACAAAGGACGGCGTAAAATATTACCGTTTAGAAGGACAAATGCTCGTCTACGACAACGATAAAAGTATGGATGCAGGCGGACCCGTAGCGCATTATAAAAGTGTAGAGGAGTGGAAAACGTGGGGGAAGGTGCCATTCATTCCGTTTAAAAACAATCAGATCGAAATGCCGGACATCAAATTTGTAAAGAGCTTAATTGATGGCTATGATTTAGGGCGCAGTGAAGCGGCGAACTATATGGATGAGGTCAAAAACCTGATATTTGTCTTAAAGGGGTATGGAGGTCAAAATCTATCAGATTTTATAAAACAGCTCAATGAAGACAGAGCAATTTTGATCGACGACACAGAAGATGGAGGCGTCGATACGCTTACGCCACAAATGGATATTACTGCATTGCGGGAGCACTACGAGCAGTTAAACCGCGATATTGTAGAGAGCGGGCAATCGGTAAATAAAGACTTGGACAAATTCGGATCAGCGCCGTCTGGCGTGGCTTTGAAATTCATGTACAGCAGTCTTGACCTTAAATGCAACCTTATGGAAACGGAGTTCAGCAGAGGGTTTGAAATGCTATTGTATTTTGTGGATCTGTATTTGCAGATTTCCGGACAGGGAGATTACGAAAAGATTGATGTAGAGTTGGTCTTTAACAGAGATATGGCGATAAACGAGGCGGAGCAGATTCAAAATTGCAGCAATTCACAAGGAATCGTATCAGATGAAACACTGATCGCGCACCATCCTTTTGTGTCTGATGTGGAAGAAGAACTGGAAGCGTTGAAAAGGCAAAAGGAAGCATATAGTCCGTCGTGGGATCAAGCGCCGATTGTAAAGGATGTAGGAAATGGAGAAGAATAGTGAATACTGGGAGAAGAGACTTGCGTCGGAAACGTGGAAAACTTACAACTCACTGGAAGAAAAGAACCGGGAATTGTTGGAGTTCTATATCGATGCAAGCGAAAGCGTAAAGGATGAACTCTATCGACTGGCTGAGAAGTACAGTAAGGATGGGGTTCTTTCTCTTTCTGATATGCATAAACAGAACCGTCTCACAGAATTGAACAGAAAGTTTGAAAAGATCATAGAGGATCTTGGACATTCAACGGAAGCATTTGCGAAGAAAAACATGCAGGATGGATTCAAAAAAGTGTATGCGGATACCGCGGCAGGCATGGGAGATCTTGATTTTTCAATGCCGAATAAGAAACTGATGGAGAAGCTGATGGAAACACCGTGGCGAGGGGATAACTTTTCGGGAAGACTCTGGAAGAATCAAAAGAAATTGGCAGTTAGTCTGAATGATATCCTGCTTACTGGATTGCAGCAGGGAAAAACGGCGGTTGAAATCGCAATCATGCTTCATAATCGTATGGGGCAGGGATTTAATGAATGCCACAGGCTTGTCCGAACGGAAACGATGCATTATTTGAACGATGCGACCTTGCAGCGTTATAAAGACGCAGATGTTAAGTATGTGCAGATTTTAGCAGCAAAAGATGAAAGAACCTGCGATATCTGCGGTGGATATCACGAAAAGGTCTATCCGATCGAGGAGTGTGTTCACGTTCCGCTGCATGCGAATTGCCGGTGTACGATCATTCCGGTTACGGATGAGAAATTGATTGCGGCATATGAGAAAAATCATCCTGACGAGTTAGAATCGGATATCGGACAGAAAATAGTAGAGCGTATTACTGGGATATCAAAACAGAGAAAGATGTTTGAACAGAAAGTTAAAAATATAAATGATATTCGTGTAAGAACATTATTAACCCAATCGTTGGAAAGGACTACTATAAAAAGGGCAAAAGGAAGAAAGTCTAAATATTCGGCTAGTGAAAAGACAGTGTATCTAGCGAAAAATGCAAAGGTTGATACATTAGCGCATGAACTATTCCATGAAATAGATGATGCTTATGGGTTAATTGAAAATGGATTGTTAAGTAAATCTGTTATATCTGATTACAATAAGCTGCAGAACCTTGCGAAAGGTTATGGAAAATCCATTGAAGAAATGTTATACTCAAGGTATCCAAAAGCATTCAGGAAAGATACCGAGAAATTGGCGTTGAAGGAAGAGTATCGAGGCATTTCGGATATTTTAAACGGAATGTCTAGCGGGGAAATAAATCTTGGATATTGGCACGATAAAGAATATTGGAAAAAGACTGGAAGAGTAGAAGCAGAAAGTTTCGCACAATTTGGGCGTGCTTTGTACGGGGGAAATCCAGAGGTTTTGGATATGTTTAAATCATTATTTCCGAATTCATACGATGAGGTGAGTGGAAGGATTGAAAGGTTGATAAAATAATGTGGTATGGAAAGACAACAGAGGAATTGAAAAAATTGAATGAAGAGTACTATAAGTTGTTCGGTGGGTATCCATTCGGGCATATGGAGCTTGAATATGAAGCCGATGAGTACGATGAGTATGTAAGAGATATTAAAAAAGCAATCAGAATCAAGAAACCATTAACAGAATTTGTAGATTAGATACCACCGGTCGAATACGATTGGTGGTCTTCTTATATTCAGAAATAGGTAATTGCGAAACAAGTCCGCAATTCTGACTGAAAACAGGCGAAGGCTCCTGTCATGCAGGATTCTTGGGATAGGAAGTGAAAATCGTTCATTTCTTGGCACAACAAATAAACCTCATGGGCTTATGAAGTTGGTAAGTCCTATGCTATGAGTGGTTTTAAACTTCGTATGTATTGATGCTGGTGAATTTTATCAGCAACCATGACAGTTATTAACTGAGAAATTCCTGCAAGCAACAAATCTGCATGTAGTGTTTTCTCATTTTGGGTTTTACGACCGGCAATACAGAAACTGTCTTTAAAATGGTTGATTGATTTTTCAACGTTTACACGGATTTTATAGGTCTCATCCCATTCTACGGAACCACGTTCCACACCGGGATAGGCACGCAGATTCTTTTCGGGGTAAATGTAAATCATTCTTCCACAGGAAGATGTGGTACAGGGGTTCTCACAGCGGCAGACACGGCGTTTCGTTTTGGTTTCACGGTTGTATTCCCATTTCATTTTAGGGCATACAAACTTCATGCTGGGAAGTTTGCTTCTCAGATGAGATTTACTCCCTTCCCGTTTCATAGGAAGTGTGGAATCATGCGGACAGCAAGGAACACCATTTTCGTTGAAGGTGTAGCCATTTTCTTCCATTGATAGTTTTGTCCGGAGTGGAATAAATGCTTTTTCAAAGCCAAGATCATCCAAAAGGGCTTTGTAGATTTCAATGGTATCAAAAGCGGCATCGCCTAGAAAAGTTTTAGGGTTGATCAAAGGATGCTTCTGAAAGAAATCAATCAAAACAGGGAGCAGTGCCTTAGAGTCCGCAAGTGATTTATCTTCATCTGGTGAATCGGATTTCTTTTCAACAATGATATTAGGATGAGCATTTAGGAAATCTTTATTGTAGAAGGTAATATCGCGAACAATACCAAGACCATTAGTGACAATACCAAACTTATAGGCATAGCAGAAATGTCCGTTGATGTACATCTGTTGGATAGCTGGGTTAGCAGTAGCGTGTGCAGGCATTGAGCCGTAAGCAGCTTTGTAAGGATCAAAGTTTTTATCAAAGTTGTGAGCCTTTGCAAAGGCCTTTAACTGTTTTATGATACGGTTTGCGTATTTCGGATTATTTTCTGTTACCCATGCCTCAATTCCAGAAGTATCAAAGATACTCATGGAAGCAAGGTTAGAATCAATACGTTGGCAGATCGGTTCAGTGATATCAACTAAGTGATCGAACATCGATTGTAAGTCCATAAGAAAGTCCTGTTTAAAGCGGGTAAATTTTGAGGCATCAGGAACAACACGGAAGCCACAGAAATCCCGTAGTTCCTGAGAATATTTTAAAAATATAATCAGAAGAGTATCTGTCGGGATTGAGAAAATGCGCTGAATAAGGAGAGCCTTAATCATAGGATAAAGTGGATGCTTACGAGGTCTTCCTGTAGAAGCGTGAAAATGAGTAACAAAAGAAACAGGAACAATTTCATCAAGATTAATGGTTTGGTCAAGTAGAGAAAGAAACTGATATTTGTCATTATCGAATTTATTTTGGCAATCTTCAAAAACTTCTGCCAAAGTGAGCTGCTTATATGGTATCATATAGGTACATCTCCTTTCGGGTGGTTGGTTTATAGTTTCTAGGCAACTCTATTTTACCACAATCCGTTGAGGAGATGTTTTGTTTTATAAAAGTTAAAATGCCGTATTTATGCGGCTTGTGGCGTTTCGCAAACACCTATTAGATATGGTAGACGAAGGGAGAATTGCTTTTACGCCCGCCGTTGAACTTTCCTATTTGCAACCTAAAGAACAGGCAATGCTGCTATCGGAAATGGAATACAGCGACTGCACACCTAATTTATCTCAGGCACAGCGTTTAAAGGCTCTCAGTATACAGGGATTGTTCACGAAAGAACAGTTATCCGCCATTATGAGCGAAGAAAAAGCCAATCAGAAAGAGCGTGTAAAAATTCCTGTTGAGCGTATTCAAAAATATTTTCCAAAAGATTATACTACCACTCAAATGGAAGAAACCATTGTAAAACTCTGCGAAGCGTACCATCGAAAGCGCTTGCGTGACAGAGATTCAAGATAGGATGTGCGCCTATGGATTTTAAGATGAACGCTGTAATTCACAGAGGAAACGATTATGAAAATTCGTTGCGCACTTTCCAAAACAAGAGAATGGAATACCTTGAGCAGGAAATCCGTGCCTTTGATGTCGAAACCTTACGATTACTTCTATACGACCTTCAAAAACGAGGCCGCACAATAGAAACACTTACAGGAGTAGCGATATAATCAGATGGTAAGGAGGGCAACTATAATGAAAAAACAAAAACGAAACAATGAGGACAATCGAGGCGTAGCTATTTACGCCCGAAAGTCCCGTATTACAAATAAAGGCGACAGTATCGGCGTACAGTTTAAGCAATGTGCCGAATATGCCAAAAGAGAACTTCGGCTTGATGAAAATTACAACTTTATGGAGTATGAGGATAAAGGTCTCTCCGGTTACTATTCCGACCGTCCTGATTTCCAGCGTATGCTTCACGATATTGAAATGGGTAAAATACGTGCGGTTGTCTGCTACAAGTTAGACCGTATCGGCAGAAAGACCAGCGACCTTTTACGCTTGCTTGATTTTCTTGAAAAGCATAAGGTAGATTTGCTGATCTGCTCCAACAATATCAACACCGCTTCCGGCGTATCCAAAATATTCATTCAAATCTTTGCTGTGGTTGCGGAATTTGAGCGTGATACTCTGACCGAGCGTATTACAGATAATATGATGGAGCTTGCTAAGGACGGGCGCTGGCTTGGCGGAAATACACCCACAGGTTTCACAGTAAAGCGTGTAAAGACCGGCAGCGGCAAAAACAAATCAGCTTACAGTTATTTGGAGAGCATTCCCGAAGAAAAAGCAATGATACAAAAACTCTACGCTGTATTTTCGGAAACCCGTTCTATTAAGAAAACAGCAGACAGGATGAATGAGCTTGGCTATCGCACAAAGATCGGCAGCAAATTCAACACTTCCACTACAAGATTATTATTAAAAAATCCTGTTTACTGCGTTGCTGATGAAATTGCCTACAACTATTTCTACGAAAACGGCGGTGGAGTATGCGCTGATCTATCAGAGTTTGACGGTCAGCACGGCTTATCCGCCTATAACAAGACCGACCAAGAAAAGTTTGAGGACGCTGACAGTACCTTCATTTCTCCGAAATTTGTGCAGTTAATGTCTGCAAAGCCTGTTTCTGAATGGATTATCTCGGTTGGCAGGCACGAAGGTTTTATTCCGAGTCAACAATGGATTGATACACAAAATATGCTTGATTCCATTGCAGAAAAGTACAACCGCCCGCACCGAAAGACTAATGCTCTGCTGGCAGGGCTGGTATACTGTCCGCATTGTGGAAAACGCCTGCGAGTTATCTCCGAATCAAACCGATGGACAAACGGCAAGCCGAGATTCAAATATGTCTGTCCCGGCTATCGTGCAGGAGAATGTACTTTCCGTGCTGTTGACGGTGTACTGCTTGATGAATTTGTAGTCAAACAGTTATCCAATCTCTCCGATGAAGGCAGCGAATACTTTGTCAAATTACTCAATCAAAAGGCTTCGGATATTTTTAAGAATACTCAGAATGAGCAAGAACTAATCGAACTGAAGAAAAAGAAAGTACAGCTTGAAGCTGCTGTTTCGAATCAGGTGAAAAATCTGCGGGAAGCAGACGATAATCTAAAACGATTTATTCAGGAGGATGTAAAGGGACTGACAGACGAGCTTTCTGAAACGGAAAAACTGTTACAAAAATTAGAGGATAGCAGGCAAAGTCAGATGTATGCTGTGAGAGATATTGAAGAAATCAAAGAAAGGCTGTTATACTTTGAGAAATACGCAAAGGACGCACAGCCGGATGTGTTAGTAACGCTGATACAATCCTTTGTGGAGCGTATCTATATCGTTGATAAAAACGATGAGCGTTACTGTCATATCTTTATTAAAGGTTGCACCAAAGAGGACTATGATGAGTTCTTCCGGGCAACCGGTTACATATCTGGTACGAGAGAAACAGGTGCTATCACATCCAAATTGCCTTTGTGTGATTCAGATGAGTGTAGCAAACACTACATGATATTTGCAATTCCATTTTGTATGTGCTAA